AAGCAATTTGCCTCGACGCTCTACTTGCTCCAATTCAAACTGCGATTGACGTTCGTACTCAGCCGATATTTGCCTCGCCATTTCTAAAGCAATACGTAGGCGTTCGGCCTCTTTTTTTCTGCGTTCAGCCTCCGGATCGACGGCCTCTTTTACCTGACGGCCAACAGCCGTTGTTGGTTTTTTCTTTTCCTCCGGCCCCATGCCAAACAGTTTGATGCCGAATTGTTTTGTTTCCTCAGTCACAGCCCGTGAACGAGCCATGTATTCATCAAACCGTTTGCCGGCAGTGGCAAAATTTAAAGTGAAAATATCACCTAAATATTTACCCAGTTGGTCAAACATGATGATGGTATTTTTGACTACATCCGTCAAAATACGGAACCCAAAAATCATGTTTTCCAAAAAGAATTTAAACCCGCTTGAAATTTTGTCAAGAACACCACCCGATTTATTTAATTCATCAAATACTACTGACAACGCAGGCGCAACCGCAGTAGTAAATTTCAGCAATGTTTTTTCGGATGCGGCGGCAAGTTTGTCGTTAAGGTCTGCGGCCTTTTGCACAGCGGCGGCATATTCCGCAAACTCAGCACGAGCCTCTTTTGAGTCAGCGGCCAATCCAACAAAATCAACCCCTTTTGCGGCCCTGCCGAATACGTTCATTGCCAGCGCATTGCGGCTGATCGGATCTTCCATCGCCGCAATAGATTTGACCGTCTTATCGAACAAATCCTGTATGCCTAACGACCCTAAATCTTTAAGAGACACGCCAAGTCGAGCGAACGTCTTTTGAGCATCCAGACCACCTTGCGCGGCCTCATCAATTTTGTTTGTAAAGGACGACAGCAGTTTCCCAGCGTTTTCAGCCTCGCCACCGTTTTGTTGCAACCCTTTTGAAAGAGCCAGGACGGATTCGATAGCAACGTCGTTGGCCTTTGCAGTATCCGCAATCGCATCGGCATATTGCAAAGCCTTGTACGTCATCGCCGTGAAAGCGGCGACGGCCACACCTGCCACAGTCGGGATTTGTTGGGCAAACTGATCGAGCGATTTTTTGGCCCCAGATAGCCCTTTTTGGAACTCTGCCGTATCCAGGCCAAGAACCACACCGAGCCTTGCTAACATTCCCATCGCTTACCCCTTCCCGAACAGTTTTTGTGGGACGTTTGGTTTTGCCTTCAAATACGACAGCAGACTTTCGTTGACCTTTGCCTTTTTCTGTTCCTCAGTCAAAGGCGGGTAAATGTAGTCGTGCGCTCTCGGAATGATGTCATTTAACTTGTACGCCCGTTGGTTTTCCGACCTCATGTAATTGTAGACGGCCCCCGTCAAAGAGCCAAGCACTTCGAGGATGCCACGGTTACCAATTACCCCATCGGCCCACATAATACAAATGTCCGTGAACCGTTCCTCATCGACCGAATCAGGGTCAGTGCCGTGAGCCGTCAAATACGCTTTGACCTGCCGACGAACTGACCCCGTTATTTTCCCCGCGACTCTTGATAGTTCGGCGAAACAACGTGAGCGATTTCCTCCATTACCTGCATCTGGATCGGAAACGGGAACAATTCCTCGATCATCGAATACGTAATCGCCTGCATATCGAACCCCTTTTCCTCGGGCACGAGCAATTTGAACATTTCCGTAATTCGATTTTCGACGATGTATTTGTTACGAGCCGCTTCGCGCATGGATCGGCCATCGATCACAATGTCGTTTTCCGTGATTTCGACCTGCGTATCCTCTGGCAATTCCTCCCGAACCTTTGGCATTTCCGCAGTCAATTCGGCGTAATACTTTTCGACCTTTGCCTCGTCGACCTCTTTCATGCGAATTTGCATCGCCTCGAATTCCACAGTCAGCGGAACCCGAACCTTGAATGTATGACCGCCCATAGTGAATGAGCGAACCCGTACCGCATCCTTATTTTTTACGAACTCTTTACCCAGAGCGTTTGCAAATGAATTCATATCTTATGCCTTTCGTTGTTGTCTTTTGTATTGAATCACTCGATATTTTTCGAGCGCATTTTTCAAAGGTGTCGCCAAATTGTTAACAATGACTCCCGTTTGACTTTCCAGAGCAGGACGCAAATACGGCTGTGCCGCAACGTGCGCCGTCCCAAATTCCATCGCAATCGCCCTTGCATCACTTTCAATGCCTAGCGTCTTAACGTCCTTTTTCTGCTTGTACGATTCCCGATAGTTGTGGAATTTTTTCTTCGCCAGGACAGTCCCAGGCGCAGTCGTCACCGTTGCGATGACAGTATCGGTTTCGTTAATATATCTCGACCGCTTATCACGACGGGTCGGTTTTCTAGCCTCAATCCTCAGAGACTCACGCAGGCCGCCCGTGTCAATTGGGGCGTTCATCTTTGCGTGCATCAACGCCGGTTGCATTGCCTCTTTAATCGCACGCACCAGGATTTTGCTCTGATCTCTCGGGCCAAAGTCAGCCTCGATGGTTTTGAAGATGGCCTCCAATTCATCCGCACCGACTATGCCGACGGTGAAGGTTTTGGCCATTAGTCACCCCTGAGAATCTTGTGAAAAATCGCAGTATTCAGCCGCTGTACATATTCGACGACTTCCTCAGGCGTCATCGTATCAGCGTGCAGTTTTGCAATCTCGTACGAGAGATAAATGCCTGCAATACGTTGTTGCGGATAGCCGAACCAGTTTTTTTGACCAGTCCCGGCTAATCCGACAACGTAGGAAAGCAACTCGTTTGAATTGTTTATTGTCGTCATCGTATCGACCCCCGTAGGGGTTTCCCATTAAGGGTTATTTGACCAGCCGTAGGAATTGCCGCCAGTCGGGTGGATCGTAAAAATAAACTTGCCTTCCGCACTCGGGGACATATCCCACTGCAAGCCACCGATGCGCCCGTTAAACGAATACGCCACGGTGTCCGTACCATCATACACGGCAATAACATAAGTACGAATGATCGTGCCGTTGTAGCCGTCATCACGAACTAGCAACTGAGCAGGATCGGCAGGATTCCAAGCGCAGGTCACATTCAGCGACGACACTTGGTTTTGCGTCGTGATTTTTGCACCAGTACGAGCACCGGCAACCGAGTATGCGGCAAACGCATCGTCAGCACCAAACGCAGGCACAGCCTCTACCGGAATCTGAATACCGGCAGTGCCAGTACCACCAGCCGACGTACCGATAATCGGTTCAATATCAGCCCAAGTGCTTAATTCAGCATCAGTCAAAGCAACGGGGGTCGCGCCTTCCTGACACCAAATCGTTGCAACGTAACCGGGTAAAACCTTGTTAATGAGAGCCATTTTGTTGCCTTCCTTTTCAAAAGTGAGTTGATCGTTCGTATCTTATGTCGGAACATCCAACGTGCAATCGAGAATGATTTGATTCAAACCGATCTCATTATCGTAGGTGTTATACAGCCAATCGACGTCGACCTTGGCTACAAAAAAGCCGCCTGCGCCACCGAACTGCCCAGAATAACCGTGCAACGATTGTAATATGGTGTTTGACAAATTAAAAGCGTCCTGCATATCCTGCGCGAACACGCTTACCTGAAACACGGGCCGGTCGATACCCTTATTGCTCTGCGTCTGACCCGTATAAACAGGCTGATGCACATTCCTCAGTTGCCACGTTAAAAACTGATTCTGCGTAGCAAAATTGCGGTTGAATAAAGCATAAACCGGCACAGGCGCAACAACGAGCGACAACTGCGCCTGAATCGCTTGAGCATATACGGTTGGATTCTGTTGCGTACTCACACCGGCACCTCGGGGTCGTTGCGATAGCACAGGAACGTCACTTTTTGGCGATCATTCGATTCGCGCACATCAGCGATTCGCCAGTCAAAATTGCGCCATGTAATACTGTACAGATTCTGGTTATCGACCATCTCTTTAGTATTGCGCGTGTAATTGACTGTGATATTCACCAAGTCAGTGTAAACCCGATAACGCTCAGAGATTCGCAACGAATTTGCCACATCGTGCACCAGCCCACGAGTCGAAAACCATTTTGTAATAGTCGTCGTATATTGCCCCACAGCATCCGTGCCGTTGGTCACATTATTAACGTCCAGGTTTTCGTATCGGACGATGGCCATTACATCACCAGCGGTTTGTACGGACGAAGCAAAGCGGCAATGCCGAACGGAATTTGATTAAGGCGTTCCACAGTCGTATCCGAGCGATTGTTATACAGGTGCGTCAGCAATAACAGCCCCGCCTGCTTTATCACCGGGTACGACGCCAGCGTATTTGCCGTTTGCGTATAAGTGACCACAATCGGGTTTGCAACAAACTGATTGAGGTTATTTGGGATCGAATTTAGGATCACACGATTGCCCGTAGGATCGTACGAATATTCGGTCGGGTCAATCAGCACCGGGATCGTATTTGAGTCCGCCCCATAGAACTCCACCGTATCAATCGTTACGCCAGCCGACCCTTGCGACACCTCTGGCAAGTCCAAAAAGACCTCGGTGTTATACACACCCAGGTTCGCATAATAAGTACGATACTGAGTCGCAAAAATAGCCATGCCGAGATAATCCTCGACGGCCATCCGTACAGCCAACTCCAGCGAATTGATGTACGTATCCTGCGATTCGTCATCAAACAGGTTCAGTTGCTCCGTACACTCCGACAACGTAAGCCACGGAGTCGCAACATCGCGCCCGATCTGCTCGATCTTTGCGTAGTTATACGGACCCCGATTGTTTGCAAAAAATTGCGCGAGCGTTAGGTTTTCAACTGCCATGCTTCACCCCATCAGGCGGCACTTGCGCGAACACCAGCGAACGGATTGCGCACCGTACTTGCGACACGCTTTTCTGCATACAGCGTCACATAGCCAGGGGCGGTTTGCTCCATCATCTGAATGTTTATTTCCTCCACATCGGCAATCGTTAGAAAACGATTCCAGTTCGCCAGATAAATCGGGAACGTAGACGACATAAACGGGTTTGGTATTACAGGCCAGCCAAAAATAGAACCAACCGCACCACCCTCTCCCGGCTCGCCCAATTCCAAGAACAGCGGCAAACCTTGACTGTCCTTCAACTGACGCAGAGTCTGAATCATCGTCGGAGTCATAAACCACGCCGTCGTCGGCAAAGCCCAGTATTGCGAAGGCAAAGCATTAGCAATATCAACCACTTTGTTATACGTCACCGTCGCACCAGCCAGGGAAACAGTCGCAATCGAGTGAATTCCGTTAGTGATAGCCGTACCAGATGTGCCGTATGCGCTCGACGCCGCACTGGTATACATATCCAGGCCACGGAGACCATACGTACCGCCAGTCGTCGTTGTAGACGATCCAGACTGATCGTTATTAACAGCCATTGAGTTACCTTCGGCCTCGGCGAATTCCAAATTCAAGTCCTCCAGCAATTCAGCCTGCAAGCCGTTAATGTCATCCATCGCCGCGATACGAATCGGCAAAGTTGCTTGCAGGATACGAGTCGGCAACTGCCAAGTCGTCGTCGCAGTCCCAGGCGTTCCAGTATTCGGAGACTGCGTAAAGTCCCACGGGTTCGTCTGATTCAACGCATTACCGGTTTTTGCAACAAACTGCACAGCAGAATTGTTCGGCGTTTTAATCACACGAGCACCCATGCGGAACGGGTTTGCGTAACGCAATTTTGCAAAGGCGTCGTCGAAATAAGTACGGCCCCCGATATTCAAACCAGAGCCAGTGATCGTCGATGCTTCGCTTAAATCCACAGTGACCATACGTCCCTCGGCGAGAGACAATTTCATCGCATCAATAATTTTTTGGTTTGCACTCATTTCGTCGAATCCTTATTAAGTTAAAAGCGCGGGGCCGAAGCCCCGCAACTCTTTTGCTCTATCAAGCCGCAGTCGCAGTCGAACGATAGCGAATGATGCTGAAAGGATCGACCACAGACGAGCACAGGCGTTTTTCGCCATAGTATGTGATAAATCCTGGTTGCGTTTGATCGTAGCGACGCAGAACCATGTTGAGACGATCAACGATGGTATGACCACGAGTAAAGTCACCGAAATAAATCGGGTACAGCGAGGTCGTGCCAGCAGAGCCAGCAGGCCCAACGGGGCTGTCGCAGTAGGCGTTAACGCGAACGTCGAAGCCCAACAATTTGCCCACGATGCCGTCATACACCAACGGAGACATACGCTCGAACACCGGAGTGCCGTTATCGTCCACCAGACCACGCAGGCCAGCCAGGGCCAACGGACTCATCATAAACGAGTTGCCGTTGCTCCAGTACTGTTGCGGCAGGCTGTGAATGAACGTCACAATGTCGCCAAACGTGATGAGGTTTGCAGAGCCAAAGCCGTTAGTGGTTGCTTGGTCATACGTAGCGATGCTATGCAGACCATCAGATGCCGCAGTACCAGAGTTGCCGAAGGCCGCAGTGCTAATAGTACCGCCAGCGTACGAAGCATTCGCACCAGGATAACTATTCAGACCACGCAGGCCGTCAGTGCCGCCGTAAGCGGTGGTGGTAGTGCCAGCCTGATCGGAGTTGAGGATCATCGATTGGCCCTCCACCTGACTGAATTCTTGGAGCATGTCATCAACGACGTTTGCATCCAAGCCGTCGATGTCATCCAGAGCCGCAGTACGGATCGGGAATTGCACGTTGACGTCTTTCAGGTTTAATTGCCAAATGCTGGTGGCTTCAGTTGTTGCCGCGCCGTTATTTTGAATTGCGTAACCCCAGGCCGCACCAGCGTTGCCGATTTTTGCACGGAACTGATACGTTGCGCCATCGGTAGAGACGTTGCGAGACAAACCACGCATCGGGTTCATCAAACGCAGTTTGTGGAACACGGGATCGTACGCAGTACGGCCACCAATGCCAGCACCAGAGCCAGTTAGGGTCGACGCTTCATTCAAATAAGCATCGTACTGATCGGTAGACTCGAACAGTTTGATTTCTTGATGAACGCGCTTGTTCTCTTTGTAGAAGTTACGCAGTTGTTCCTTGACCATGCGGTTTACGTCCTGACGGACGGTTTTCGCAGGGGCGCGGATCAATTCAGGCACTTGAATCGCAGAGACTTTCGCTTCGAGCGCGGCCACTTTTTCGGTGAATTCGGCCTTCACGGATTCCACAGTCTCGGCGACCTTGGTTTCCACTTTGGCGATTTCTTCCAGGTTGGACGCTTTAATCTCGTCCACTTTTTCGAGCACTTTTTCCATCGACATGATGTTGTCCTTTATTTAAGACGTTTTGATAATGCCTCAGACAGTTGACGCAACTCAAGTGCGGCAAGCAGTTCGTCGGCCTCGGTCACTTCCGCATCAGAATCGCTCCGACTCGGCGCATTTTCAACCGGCAATGCAACGGCATCTCGCTGTTCCATCACACGTTTGAATACAGATGCGGCAGTGACCGCATTCTGCTTTGAAACCCCGGCATCTCGCAGGGATCGTTCCAAAACTCGAAGGTCGATCTCACCATTAGCGGTGAAATACTCCAGTTTTTGAATTTCAGCATTTGGGTTGTTCGGGTACATCACGACCGACACCTCGCGCAATCCACCCTTGACGATTTGAAAAAATGCTTTTTCGTAATCGAATTCGGGATTGCTCCACATCGTCCCATCAGGCCCAGGCGGGAACGGATTGCCATCAGCATCGACGTAATGCGCTTCCTCCGCATACGCACCCACAGACACACCGCCAAACATTTTCGGCGACTCTTTCAGAATGTTGTATAAATCCGAGCCGCCGACGGTATTCAAATACAAACGACCCGATGCGGTCATTCCTTCATCATCGAAATTGAACTCCGTCCACTCTCCCATCGGCATTCCGTGGTCATTGTGATTCAGGAACATTGGCAAAGGTTTATCGCTCTCCGCAAACTCTTTTGCCCAATCGGCGAAGCCTTCCGGCTGATAATTGAATCGACGACCGTCCTCGCCTTCACGAGCACCCCAGGTGGTGACTCGGGCCTCAATCTTGCCGCTTGGGTTTGCGGCCTCGTCTGCGGACGGCGACAGTTTCACCTGTGCTTCGCAAATCAGCGTTAGATTTTTCATTAACCACCCCGTTATGAATAGATTGATTGTCGTCTTTTATCGTATGGGGGTTTTCTATGACTGGGAGTGTAACATCGGACCCCTTTATTTGTGAAGTCAAAATTGCAAGGGCCATTTTTAGGCGATTCATTGTTTTGCCCCGAT